TTATTGCTTCTTTTAATTCTTGTTGCGCTTTGTAATTATAATAAGAAGTTGCAAATTGAAGTCCTGAATTTATAGCTGACCCAGCATAATTTACTTTTGTGACATAAGTTGTTTGACTGTCATAAATATTATTAGCTGTTAAATAATCATTTCTAAATTGCGCTTTATCAGTCGCTACATTACTTAAAACTGCATTTCTATATTGACCCTCAAAATCATAATAGTTTGCTAAAAGTCCTTCATAAGTATTTCCTGTAAAACCTTTATCCATAGCTCGAAAGCTAGCTCTTCTTCTTTTATATTCACTTTCGGCCTTACCTATTTTTTGTAAATTTTTTGTAGTTTTTTGAATTAATTCTGTTTGTAAATTAGCTCTTCTATTTTCTAAATTTTTTGCTGCAATTTGATTTTGTCTTATCTGTGCATCTCTTTGCGTTCTTTGAGCATCAACAGATTGTTGATACGTAAATATGGCACTAGCGGCCGCAATAGCAACAGGATTGCACATTATATTTTTACAAATTCATAAAATGGTCTTTTTTCTATTCCATAATAATTATGTTTTTTTATAAAAGAAAAACCCATCCATTTAAGCCATTTAATGTGTAAATGGTTTCTTGCATCCACATAATTGTGAATGATTTGAAAATTATTTTTTAAAATTTTAAATGTTTTTTTACAATTTTTAATAAATGTTAAACTCATATTTTTTAAATCTTTTGTCCCAACCATCCAAATAGTTCCTATTAATCCACTAGGTACAACACCTAACATTAAAATAATTTCTCCTTTTTCATTACAAACTACTAAAGGCACTTGGCTAATTTTTAATCCTGTTAGTAAAGATAGTATTGCAGGTAAACCAGAAGATGCTTTTATTTCTTGGTAATCTTCTTCTCTTAAATTTTTAGATAAAAACCAACAATCATTTTCTGTTGCAACTCTTATGTATGGTTTAGCCACTTGATGCTTGAGATACATAATATCCTTCCCATTCAGCATTAACAAAATTGCTAGGTAAATGGCTATTATTTGTAAGAGAAATTGTTAAATTTTCATTTTGACTTTGAACTGAAAAAGTAAAATCGCCATCTTCTAAATTAACATTACCTAATAAACCAACTCCAGTAATTGTTCCTGTAAATGTTGATGAACTTGTACTTCTTGCAACTGGTGTAACTGCTGTTTGAAAAAATCCTGTATCGTTATAGGAAACAGTCCAATTCCTTATTTGTAATCTTCCTTCTCTTATTCTTGTTCTTGAGCCTGTGGTTGATGCTGTTCCTAATGCTAAATATTGTTGTGAAAAAGTATATGTAAAATTATATTGCTCACCAATAAAATAATCATAAGTTGTTATATTTCCACTGGTAACTATATTTGTGCCGGATTGTGATATTATATTAATATCTTGACCAGCTAAATTAACTCCACCAGATTTACCTACAAGTTTCATTGTACTATTAATTGTATAAGGTAAAACTATAGTTGTTTGATTTGTTCCTGCATTAAAAGTTTCAGAAACTATTTCTGTATTATCTAATTTTCTATCTAAATGTGTTAAATAATTTGCGCCTGTATCTACCGAAGCTGGAGCGCAATCTATTTTTTCAATGTAAGTTCCATCCGACCTTTGAATAACTAAATATAAATCAGTACCAATAAAATCAATATTTAATATTTCTGTATTATTTGAATTACCTATAGTCCATTTATGCCAAGCACTTTGTAATCTTTGAGAATTAGATATAAACCACTGGTATACATATAAACTATTTTTAAAATTATTTTTTGAACTTAATAATATTAATATATTTTCATTAGAAGCGTTTGCAAATTTAAATACTTCTGATGGTAAATATTTAGGAACATTAGCTGTTATGTCTTCACCATTATTTGTTTCACCATCTGGTTCAACATACATTTCTCTAACGCCAGAATAAGCACCTTTATTAAAAACAAAGAAAACGTTTTTAGCATTACCAACAGGAGAAACACCTGATGAATTTTCAAATTCAGTAGTTACTGCAACACTTACGTTATTTGGTGTTAATGATTGACCACCTGTTAAAACAAATTGTGTTTGGTCTGAAAACAATAAAAGTTTTTCATCAAAAGCAACTGCATGGTTTAATAAAGAAACTTTTGTATGGGCTACATTAACATCTATAATATCTGTATCTAAAACGTCTGTTACTGTTTCATTAAAAAATTCAAAGAACTCCCCTGCTCTTGACATAATTACATTTTCATTTGCAAGAAAACCAAGTCTATTCCTATGAAAAAATATTTCTTTAATTTTAGTATCAACAAAAGATGGGTTTGGAGAACTCTCAATATCACCTACTTCTCTTAAACCCCATGAAGGAACAGTATAATTAGTAGCAGAAATTGTATAAGTAGAGCCATCTGCTTGAGTAAATCTAAAATGACCATCTGCAGTTCTAATTAATAGATGAGGCATTGTATCTTTATCTAATGTAGTTTTAGTAGCTGGAGCTACTGTCTCTTCCCATACATTTGTACTTGTAAAATATTTTACATAATAATTGTCAAAATTATTGTCTGCATTACCAGCAATTTCAACTACCATTCCATTAATAGCAACTGCTGGTAAGTCACTAAAATTTTGAACTTTGTCTTTTATAACTTGAGAAGCTTGGTCTCCATAACCATCTGAAGCTGAAATAGATAGTATGCCTGCAGATTTAATTATAGAAAAACTTGAATTACCAATTTTTGTTAAAGTTATATTTGCCGGACTTCCAACTGCACTAAATAATCCGTCTCTTATACTTTCTGTAGATGTGTTTCCACTTGTAAAACTGTAAGTCGTATTATCAATAGTAATAGAATATTTAGTATTATTTACTCCTTGCTTTACAGTATAAACTGCCTGCTCAATTTTAGCGGCACTTGTTGTGTTTGATAATAAAACTGTTTTAGATAAATTAACAATAAATGTATAATCATTAACTGTTAAAGCTTTAAATTCTGTTCTCGGTGTAGCTGAAGTTAAATAATTTACAGCATTGGTTTGCATTACAACATTTTTTTGCACACCATTTATTGTAAAAACTTGTAATGTTCCGTTCTTTATTACAACAACATACCTTTCAGATACATCTCTATTAATAGTATGAATAAATGCATTACTAAAAGATGTGGCAGAAATTTTTGCAATAAATTCTGTTGGTGGTCTTTTTTTTAAACCTTCAACTACATTTGATAATCCATTAATTTGTTCTGTAGCTTGATTATCTAATCTTAAAATTTCAGGTTGTTGACTTACGCCACCTATTAAATTAGATATACTTCTAGTTATAAGTGGCATTTTAAGAAGTTAGTTTAATGCCAGAATTTCTATTAACTGTTCTAAATTGGTCTAAACTGTCAAATATAGAATAATCAGCATTTGAGTTATCTGATTGTCTTAATAAAGATAAAGCTGATAATTCATCAGCGCTAGAGTATTTATGTAAAGCTGTTGCTCCTAAAGTTCTATCATGAAATATTCTTGAAGCTCTAATTTTAATATAATGTCTAGCTTGTTCTGGTAAGTCCTCAAATTGTAATAAATAAATTATAAATACATCTGTAAAATTTTTATCCCAAATAAAACTTTCGTTAGCTAAATTAAATAAAAAATTACCTCTTAACACTGGGTCATAAGATGTTCTATTTTCTTTTAAATGATTAAATTCTACGTGTAATACATTTGCTGCAATTGGAATTTTATTATCGTTATTTTTTGATAAAGTTGCTTTATAACTTGAATTAAATTTCCAACCTGCCATTTGAACTTCTCTATTAACTTCATTAAGAATGTTAATTGCCATTGTGGCATCTATAGGTAAATTTCCTGATAAACTGTTAATAGGAGCTTCTCCTATAGTGCTTAACATTGTGTTAACAGTTTCTAATTCTGTAGTTCTTGTTGTAATTGTAGTCATAGAATTGTTGTGACTTGGCGTAATATTTCATACGCCAAGACGTATTTCTCGTTAAAGGTCTTATGCTGTTTTGATTGATACTGATGACTCTGGTCTTAAAATTCCAGAACCTAAAGCCATTTTTGCAACCATTAATGTACCTTGTCTTCTGATGTCGTATTCAGACTCTGTAGACAAATCCATTAATTTAACAGTTCCAATTGCGCTTTTATGAAATACAACTGCTGTAACAGTAGAAGCATTTACGTTGTACGTATTGTTTGTTCCTGATACTGCGGCGCTGTTATTTGCAAAAGCGTCAACTGCTGTGTTTGATTTTACAACATTAATACCAGCAACTTTAATTACTGTACCATCGCTGTAAACACCATTTTGTCCACCAAAATCTCTATTCAAAATCTTATCATCTTGAACTAATTTGTAGTAGATAACTGGTTTAACAACACAGAACCTATCTTGACTAGGTACATCTGCTTCGTCCAATGCTTTAGCCGCATCAAAAATAGAAGCGATTAAAGAGGTAGCGTTTGTATCGCTATCTGCGTCAGTTATTTCTAACCCAGCTTTTCCACCTGTGTAGTTTGCAGAAGCTCTTGAAGCAAGAACAACTAATTGAAGTAGATTTTTATCTACTGTATTAGATAGTGCTCTTCCCATTTCGGAAGTATAAATACTTCTTACATCGTAATGATTTTTAGCTTCGTCAATATTTGCAAGGAAAGCAGAGCTGATTAATAAGTCATCTATGTTAATTACTTTTTCAACATGTCTAACTGAAGAACCAACTATTTCCTCACCAACACTGTGGTAAGCAGCAGTTGTTGTACCTATAACTGGAAATTGAGCGCTTTTACCAGATTGAATTTGACGTACTTGTGTCATATTCAACATTTGGTTTTCTCTTTGGAATGTAGCAAGAACTTCTCCGCTCCATACTTTTAAGAAAAGCGCATTTACATCACCAGCAAGGTTCGATTGACCCAAACGAGATACTGTAGCATTAGCCATTAGTTATCTCCGTTTAGTTGTTTATTTAAAAATCACCACATACTTCAAATAGTTATCTTTTCTGTATTACTCGCAAGTAATATTCCAAGGCAATTTTTATCTTTGTGATGGTCACCCCTCTTTAAGAAGAGTGGTATGTTATTATTTTTTATATCTATCTAAAACATTAACACCAAAACTTCCCATAAAGACTATAATAATTGCCCAAAGTATTTCTGATGGCGCTGTTTTTAAAATTTCAAAACCTTTAATCATGTAAGGTTGAGTTTGAGGAACAAAACAACAAAAAATTATTCCAGATATAAATAGTGTAAGCCATTCATCCTTTAAAGATTTAGAAGACTCTTCAACTTGAGCAATTGAAACATCTTTTATAGCATTAATTTCAGCTACTCTTTCAATTTTTCTAATTTCTAAATAATGTTTAACTTCACCTATAGTTTTATCTGCTACATAACTAAAGATTGGATTTTTAATTAATCCTACTAAAAATGCCCACATTTATATTACGTTTGAGAATTTAACTTTTTGCTCTACAGAATTTCTAAAAGCTGGGTCACTTTTGTATTTAGGATTATTTATATCAGTTAACATTTCAGCAACTGATTGATAACCAACATTTGAAACTGTTTTATTTCCAGAATATAAATTTGGTTCTTTTATATCTGCTAAATATCTAGCATTTATACCTGCAACGGCTAATTGCACTTGTTGTAATGTTCCTGTTTCTAAAGTGTCATTAAAAGTATTTATTTCTTCTTCAGATAGATTTTTAGAAGACCAATCTAGCATTTGTTTATAATTATCTTCTCCACCAACTGAACCCATAATAGATGCATTTTCTCTATCGGATAAAGCTTGTTGGCCAGCTATATAAGCATCAACTAATTGTTTATTAAGACCCATCTTTTCTAAATCATTATAACTTTTTTCAGATAAATTTCCGGTTTCAGCAAATTCATCATAAAATCTATCAAATGTATTTTTGTTTTCTACAGATTTTTGATTTTCAATTTTTAAATCTTTTGTAGTTTTTGGTTCTTGTTTAGAAGAAAACTTTTGTTCTAATTCTTTATAAGCCTTTGCAAGTTCTTCAACTGAAGAAAACTTTTCAGGTAACCACTCTGGTTTAGTAGAAATCTCATTAGTTTGAGTTTCTGATTTAGATTGAGAATTAGCATCAATAGTTTGAGCTTGTTGTTCTAATGTTGGGTTTTGTGTTTCTTGTGTTATTGTTACTTGTTCAACCATAATTACTCCTTATTGGTTATTGTTTTGAAATGAAGCAACAGCTTGAGTTAAACCATTAGTAGGAATATTTCCTGCTATTTTAGTTCCAGCATCAAGTATTGCTTGGTTTTGTTGTTGTTGTAGTGCAGCCTCTTGTTGTGCCATTACCTCACTTTGAAGTTGTTCTTGTGTTTTAATTAAACCTTTAACTTCAATTCCATCAGCTATTGCTAATCTTGTAACTGCTTCTGATACGTTAACAAATTGTTGTATTGTTTGAGCTCCTAATGTTGCTCCTAATGTTTGTAAAAATAAAACTAATTTATTTCTATCAGTAGTTCTTCCTAAAGCTTCTAATCCTGTAATTACTTTTGGGAATACAACTCCATTTGGTAATTCTGGTAATTTTTTAGATTTTTGTAAAACTGATATTTTTCTTTTAACAAATGGTAATTGAAACTCTTGACTTAATATTCCGTAAATTCCACCTAAACTATCTTGTAATTCTTGAGCAACATATCTTACTTCCTCTGCTGTTGTTCTTTCACTATCTCTTACAACTGAAGCATTTAACAAAAATGCATAAGATAATCTTTGTTCAATTTTATTTAAAGCCTCATAAGTTACTTTAAAATCTGCAAATTTCTGTAATTGTAATACTGAAACATCACTAGCAGAACCTTCTATAATTGCACCATTTTCACTTTCAGCTAGTGCTTTTGCTCTAGTAGTTCCATTTGGTGATACTAAAAATAAACATTTAGCTGAAGCAGAAGCCCCTTCAACAATTGCTTTTGTAAGACCTTCTAATGAAATTAAATCACCAATATATTCTTCTACATAAGAACGACCATAATCTTCTCCATCAACTTTAATCATTCTTAATGGAATATATGGTGTTTTATCTAAATCATAAGAACCCACACTTTGTGGTATTGTAATTCCTTTTACTTCTTGGTGTACTTGAAATTTATTTTTAATTCTTTTAACACATGTGTATAAATCACATGTAGAGCTTGTATCTTCATTATAAAGATATTTTGTTTTTAAAACTTCTTGTATTTCATCTGGTAAAACTTTATGAGATACTACTTCTTTAGTTATAATTTCTAATACATTACCCATTGGGTCTCTATCAATAACAAAACTTGATAAAGGAAAAACTCTCATTCCGTCTTTAGCAACAAACAATAAAACATTACCACCAACAATCAGATGTTTTAAAGCTTCAAATACAGAAACTCTGTCGTTTCCAACTTCAATATCATTCATGATAGCTCTTTCAACTTCAGCTAATCCTGCTTCAATTTGTGTTCTTAAAGTTTCATTTTGCTCTATATCTTTTAAAATAAAGCTATCTATACTTAATCTAAAAAATGGAGAATTAGGTGGTAAAAGAGATAGTAATAATTTTGAAGCTAAATTATTTACACCTCTAGCTCCAATTCCTTGGTAGGTAGTTTCAAATTTATTTGATTGAGTATATCCACTATCAGGAATTAAAGTTGGTATAGTTAATTTAGAACATTCTCTAGCTCTCTCTAAATATAGTTCTCTATCAGAAATTCGTTTATTGTATCTACTAGCGATGGAGCCATAGTTAGTGTTATAACTAAAAGACTCGCCAGACATTTATTAATATCCTCCGATAATTGGTATTCTTAATACAGATGAGCCAACTCTTTTCTTATCGTAAGAAGATGCTATGCTCATATCTCTGTTATCCTCTTTACTAAAACCGGCCGGTTTTGCACTACCTTGGGTTACTTGAGTAATTGGGGGAGGCGCTGGCGGAGTAGGTTCCGGTAGTGGAGGAGGAGCAGATGGTCTTGAAGTACACATGTTATTTTTTCTCCAATATGTTTATTGATTGTTCAGCGTATTTTTTATGTAAAAATCTGACTACGCTTCTTTGTCCGATTTGATAATGAATATCTTTTATATCCTGTGTTATTTCCGGTGTTTTATCTGGAAACAAAATATCTAAAGCGTCCAATAATTCTTTAGTTATTATTGGTAAATTAGGTTGTTTTTTATTCATATATCTAAAGTGTCCTATTGTTTGTAATATAGCCTGTTATTTTTTTATTTGTTTTCATCATAATCTCTTTCAATAATCATTTTTAAATAGTGGATAGCTTTTAATACGTCTTCCTTTTTACCTTTAAGCTTGTGTCTGCAAATGTATTTAATTGCATTACCTTCTGCAAAAGGAAGATTATTTTTATTTATAAATACAGATGGTTGAATTGGCATTTTCAAGTAATGCTTACCTCCAACTTGTTTAGAAAATATACTTTTAAAAAATGCTTTATTTGACATGAGGTGGTTGCCATAAAATTGGTTTTTTATTTACTTTATCCCAATCAGAAACTCTTAATATTCTTGCTAGTCTTGCTTGAGTTAATGCGTACTCCTCATTTAAATCAGCTCTTTTAAATTCATTTAAAACTGCTTTCCACATATCTGGTAAAGTTTTATTAACGTTTGCTAATACTCTTTGAGCTTTGACACCCCCAACACTTGGACATCCTCCAAATCCATCAGTTAAATCACCAACTAATGTTTGATACATAAAATTATAATCAGCAGTTTTTTCATCTACTATTTCTGTAGTTTCATCATGAATAAAATGATGAATTGCTGGAATAGTTCGCATATCTTTGTCGGAAGATAAAATTACACAATTATCTTTGTATTTATCAGAAGTTGCTAATATCCCTAAAACGTCATCACCTTCTAAAGATTTAAAACATATACATTTATAATTTTTAGCTAAATATTCTTTTAATGGTTTTACAATTATTGGCTTTCTAATTTTCTTTCTACTAGATTTATAATCTGGGTATATATCTTTTCTAAAATTAATTTTGTCATCCATAGCTATTTCTATGTCACCACAATTTAATTTTTTCTTATAATAATTAATTTGATTATCTAATATTTCTTTTCCAAGTTTAGCGTCTGAATGAAGAGTCCAAACATCATCTTCCCATTCTGTTGCTTCTTCAATAGCACTAGCAATTCTATAAACAAGTACAGAACCATCTATTAATAAAATTCTTTTTTTCTCTATTACTTTTTTAATCATTACTTATCTCCTTAATTTTTATAAGTTTAATTATGTTAGGTGTTGGTATTGTAGTTATGCTTCCACAATCATTTATTGTTTGGTTTGTTTCATTAAAACTAATGTCACTTACAAATATGTGTGAATTATTTTTTGTTGAAATTAACCAACCAGTCGTTATACAAACTGATGGTTTATAAAGTTTTGCTTCTTCTAAATTTTCCCATTCAGATTTACTTGTAGTATCAATCCAATAAGCTAAATAAAAATCGTAAGGAAATATTGTTTTATTTAATTTAGGAATATTAATTTTATTTTTTGACATAAACTTTTCTCCATAAATCAATAAATTCTGACATTGGTATTAAAATGCATTTAGAGGCTTTGTTGTCGCCAAGCATGCGGACTATTTTTTTAAGATTATTTTTGTTTTTAAATAAAAATTTTTTTACTATTTGTTTTAGGATTAATACTTCAACAACAATTAAACCAATTATGTAATCTCCATCATTAAATGAATGGCACCAATATTTTGCTTTTGTAGATTTTAAACCAGATTTTTTTCCATAACTTTCAATTTCAATACAAATGTTTCCGGATACTTTCCAAAAATCTCTTTCATGTTTACACTCAAATTTTTCTTCCGATAAACCTAATATAGTTGCTATTGATTTTTCATTAAGTTTTCCTTTTGATAAATCAAAATCAAAATCTTTGTTGTTGTTAAACATAAAAAAATATTTTAAAAAAAGAATTGTGCCCCCGTGGTGGAATTTGGTAGACACAATGGACTTAAAATCCATGCCCTTTTTGGGAGTGCCGGTTCAAGTCCGGCCGAGGGCACCAGTTTAATTAATGGGTTTCACTCCAGTTTTTTCCAATTTTATATTCAGCATCTAAACGACACCTAAATTTAAAAAATTCACCTGCTTCTTTAATTGAGTTAATTGCTAATTTGCCAACTTCATTAGCGATAGATAATTTAGACTGTAACTGTAACTCATCATGAATATGAGCAACCAAGGCAACATCTTTGCTATCATAATTTTTTTCCTTAAATTTATTAATTAATATTATTGTAGCTTTTTTCATTATGATTGCTGCCGCAGATTGTATTAAAGTATTAAGACTTGAGTGTTCACTTCTTACTAAAAGTTTTCTTTTATCTAATCCTAATAAATATTTATTGTTTCTTACTGAAACTAAAATTGCTTCTTTTAAAAATTTAAATGAAGGTATTGTTTTAAATAATTTTTCTTTTATTTGTTTTCCTTCTTTAGAAGTTCCATTAACAATTTCACCAAGTTTTTTATCTCCGATACCATACACCAAACCATATATGACCCTTTTTGCCACATCACGATTGGGTAATCCGATAGCTCTTTGATTGGTGGAATGGATATCGCCTTCCAACAAATTTGTTGCAAAGTCACCATTGTCGTAACGAGCCAAATAATGAGCAAGACAACGAAGCTCAATACCACTAGCATCAGCGCCGACAAGAACGTACCCATTAGGAGTAGTAAATAAGCTACGACATTCTTTACCATAAGGTACAGAATTTGAAGGCGTTTGTGCAACGTTAGGTTTTGCGTGCGTGCAACGTCCTGTAATTGCTCCGTTTGTGATGACTTGTCCATGAATTTTACCATTATTTTCTAATTTTAACCAAGCGTTATCACCCTCGGCTAATTGAGATATTCTTTTTTGCACTAAAAAATGTTCTAATAATATTTTTGCTTCTGGATATGGTAGTTGTTCTAAAACAGTTTCATCTATTTTAGGCTTACCATCTGGTGTAAACAATTTTGGCTTCCAACCTTTAGCCATTAACCTGTCTGAAATATGGTCTCTTGAATTCGGATTAAATATTATTTCCTCAAATTTTTCTACAGGCACATCTTTGATATAACCTTTAGATTTATTATCTCTTTTAGGAATAAAAATACCTAATGACTTCTGCCAATTTGAGAAGGTTAAAGCTAAAGTCTCCTCCAACTTTAACCTTCTTGTAGCAAGTGAGGCGTACAGCTTCTTTGCAGAAGCCACATCAAAATAAAACCCATGTGCTTCTTGTTGAATTATGCATTTAGCAAATTCATGCTCTAGCTGTATTGCTTCTTGTGAGTAGTTTTGTTTTTGAATTAACTTATAAAATTCATAAGTTACATCTACATCTTTCTCACAATATCTTTGCATTTCTAAAGACCATTTAGAAAAATCTCCGGTCTTTATGAAATCTCCTTTTCTTAAACCTAACCTATATCCCCAACTTTCAAGACTATGTCTTCCTGCAAGGTTTAATGGTAAAGATTTAATTTTAAAATCTTCTTCTTTAAGATTAGTCCAAATCAGTCTGCTAATAATTAAAGTGTCTAATACTTCTCCAGTGTATTGAAAATTAGGATATATTTTTTTGATAACCGGTATGTCAAATTTTAAAATATTATGACCAACTAATAAGTTTGCTTTGGTTAAAATTTCAAGCGCTTTATCTATTTCGTTAAATTTAAATGATAAAACTTTTTGAGTGTCTATATCTTTAATTACTATACAATGAATTTTATTAACATCTGATAAGAAACCATTAGTTTCTATATCAAATATAATTTTCATTTAATGTAATATTTTTACTTTTATGTTCCTAACTGGTGGAATGTAATAACTAACTTTAAATAATATATTGTCTAAAATTTCTTTAGACCTTGGTGTCATTACAAATAATATTGGATGAATATTTTGATTTTTTAAAACAGTATAAAATGAATGCATTAATCTATTTAAAATTGAATACACATATATTTTTTCATTATCATCTAAACTATTAAACTTATCATCAAATTCTAAATATTCATGTAAGAACGAATTAATTTGATTGTCCAATTTGGATTGTTTCATTTTCAAAATCACCTTCTGATAATCTTCCTGTATTTCGGTTATAATGTAAAAGACATGAAATACCTGTGTCTCCATTGTATCTATTTTTTAAAACTCTAACTGTCATTACATCTTGATTTTCAATTGATTGTTGGTTTCTTTCAAATCCAATAACAACATCACTTAATTGTGCTAAAGCATGCGAACCTCTTAAATGACTTAATGAGGTTACGGCTCCCTCTTCATGTCCAATCTTTCCTTCAATACGTTTTAAATGGCAAACTAATATTAAACCAAAATTTAATTCTTCAACTAATGTCCTTAAGTTAGTCATTGTTGCATCTAAAAGTTTTCTTTCGTCTCCTTCTAATGCACTAACTACAATATTAATATGGTCTAATATTACGAAATCACAATCACAACCTCTAATTAAAAATCTAATTTTATTTAATAAATTATCACTTTCTGTACTTCCGAAATGTTTGAAGAAAAAAACATTATTTTTAATTTTATCAAATGATTTTTTAAATTCTTCTTGTGTTATTGTTTTATGCACATCTTCATCGTGTACTCTTTTATTTAAATCTACAGAAACAATACCTTGAATACTTCTTTCTAAATCTTCCTCTAAAGCTATGTATCCAATTTTTTTATTATTAACTATTAAGTAATAAGCAAGTTCCCTACATACTTGAGATTTTCCTGTTCCACTTCCTGCTGTTAATAAAAGAATTTCTTTTTGTCTCATACCTTTTAACTTTTTATTAAGAGAACTCCATGGGTAAGGTAATGATGGTTTTTTTCTTTTGTTTACTAAATAATCCCAACAATCTTCTCCAGATATAATTCCTTCTGGTGAATAAGGTTTAGCTGACCAAATACAATTAATTAAATCTTGTTGTCTATTTGCTACTAACATTTCATTAGCATCCTTAAGAGGCAGCTTTGCTATCTTTGCTTTTTTTGGTGTAAATAGTTGAGCGCATTCAATTGAAGATTTATTTCCTGCTTCATCATTATCAAATAGTAAGACAACGCTTTCAAAACTTTCTAAATATTCTAAAGATTTTTTTATATATTTTTTAGCTGACTGTGCACCAGATGGTAAAGAAACAACTGGCCATTTATTTTTTTGAATTTGACTTACACTTAAACAATCTATTTCACCTTCTGTAATAACAATCATCTTTTGATTGCCTTTCCATTTATGTTGTCCAAACAACTCAATGGCTTCTACATTTCCAAGCCAAATAAAATCTTTATTGGGAAATCTAATATGTTGTGCAACCAATTCATAATTAGAATTATAATATGGCGCTATATGAACCGACTGATTTTTATATTGACCAACTTGATAATTAAAGAATTTACATGTTGTAATATCAACATTACGTTTACTTAATGGTAGATATTCACCTGCTATCATATTAGTTACTGTTGTTTTTTTGATTAATTTTTTCTCACAAACTTGGTTAGTTGGTGGTTCATAATGTTTGCATCCAAAGCAATAACCATGTCCATCTGACCATCTTGATAAGTTATCTTTTGAATTACAATTTGGGCATGGCTCATGTCTTACAAACGTACTATCGTTTTGGCTCTGGCTCATCATCTGGTAAAGTTATTCCTTCAATCCAATCACATTCAGTAATTGCCCAGTCGTCAACGTCAAAGCTTGGACATTTTTTATCATCAGTAAAATGATAGTGTCCTTTAATTTTTGCTTTTGGATATTTATTATGTAATTCGTATACTAAAGTTTTTAAACTTTCCCACTGTTCTAGTTCAAAATTATCTTCCCAAACTTTAATATTATCTTGTGAAACTCCACCAACCATACAGATACCCACGCTATCATGATTACGTCCTAATGTATGAGCTCCTTGTGAGTCCGTTGTTCTACCATCTTCAATAATTCCATTTCTACGAATTATAAAATGATAACCACATTCAATAAATCCTCTGTCTATATGCCAACGATTTATTTCATTGAAACCTATATCTTGAGAAGGTTTTGTAGCACTACAGTGTATTATTATGTAATTAGTTTCTTTTCGCATTTTGATTATTCTTTTAGGCAACCTGTTAAAATAATTGAGTAACCTAAATAGTAGGATTTACTTTCAGTTTTTTGATTAATGTTTTCTGAACAAGAAAGATTATTATTGAATTGATATATGTAAGTATCTTCAGTTGTTGTTATAAAAAAAAATATTTAGCAAACGAAATTTGTTTTATTACAATATAAATAAATGTAAGAAATAAGAGACTAAATAAAACAAATAGAATTATTTTTTTTACCTTACTTTTTAAATCAATTTCTTGTTGTAATTGTCTTTTAAAGTTTTCTAAAATAAATTTACTGTCCATGATTATTGATTGTTTAAAATTTCTTTTACCCATTCATCTGGTAAAAATTTTTTTGTTGAATTAATACAATGATATTTAAAACCTTTTAATTCACACCACTTTGCATAAGTTGTATTAGATTTTTTTCCAATCTTGTTTTTTGAATTTGAAAAAACAAATCTAATATCTAATGCTGGATGTTGAGATTGAATTAATAAATGTTTCTTTCTATCTGACGTTAAAAACTGTCCTTTGGTTTCAAAGAATATTGAAACATTTTTGCAAGGACAATTAAAGTCTGGAATGTAATTACTTGGACGTTCCGGCTTGAGGTAAGAAATTTTTAAATTTTCATATTCAAATTTAATTTTTTTACGATTAAGAAAATTATAAAACTCCTCCTCAAGCTTTGACTTAAATTTAGAAGTCGTACGTGTTGGCCATTTTTTCTTGGCTACTGTCATTTGTATTACTACTGTTATGATTTGCACTATCACCATCTACTGGTTCAAAACCATTTGAAGATTGTGAATTTCCTTCAACCAAGTTTTTGACTTGAACAGATTTAAGTCTTAAAGTTACTCCGGCTCCAAGCATCGGCGTGTAATATCCGTGTGGAATATAGTTAACTCTTAAAACACTGCCTCCCCAAATAGAAATATCTGGGCTCATGGGTTTTAATTCATTATCAAATATTGCCGGTCTTTGTTTAAACGTATCACCAGTTTTTGCATTGGTTCCACTGGCTTTCATTTTAAATTTAAAAATGGTTTTTCCATTTTCTTTTTTAAAAGGTAATGAAGCTTTTTTTATATTCTTCTTACCTGTTTTATCTTGAGCTTCCTTTACTGCTTTTTCTTGAGTATCATTAATTATGCTAATGATACTTTCAGCATCAGTATCAGAAAGTTCTAAATCTACTTTAAACTCACCTTCAGCTTTAAAGCGAACATCCGCTTTTGATAGATGAGGATAAATTGCTTTGCCAAAAGGAGAAGTATAAGATTTAATTTTTTCCATTTAACCCTCCTAGGTTATTGGTTTGTTTATGATGAAGTTTCTATTCATCAATAGTGTCCTTATGTGCACGCTAGCGTAGTTTTAAGAACAAAAGTAAAGACTATCCATTACATTACCTATATCTAAATTTCTTTTTTTAGGTATTGGTGGAATTTTACTATGCATTTCTTTTTTAATTTGTGGTTTTATTTCATTTAAAAAATCTTCTAATAAATTTTTATTATTAAAAATATCTACAAACGCTTTGCGCACTGCATAATTTATTTTAATAACATCTGGAGCTAGGACACCGAAACTATCATGCACACAAGCAAAATTATTTACTCCCTCTTGGTGTGCAATTGATATAGCTTTAGCTAATATTGCAGAGTCAATACTATGAACAAAACAAGGTGAAATAGAATTAGCAACTTTTTTTTTATTAATTTTATTTGTTTCAATTTGGATTGTAGTTTTCCTAATATCATTAACAAATTTTTTTAATTTAGGTCTCCAAATTTTTTCACCCATGTTTGTGTTTATTCTTTTGGTTTGCATTACAGGACATTTCATTTGAACAATAGCGCCAATTGGAGTTGTCCACTTCATTGGTAAATTATTATCTGCAACTAATTTAGATATTTGTTGCAACCAAAGCATAGCTTCTTTTGCTGATACAATAACATTGTCTAAAGCTTTCCAAACAATTTTAGATAGATAAGCCGTAGCTTTAAATATTGTTGGGACGTTATCTAATTTATTTTTATCAGTTGAAAATGGAATAGGTATTCCATCATCTTCATTTTCTTCAAGATGTTCCTGTATATATTTTCTACAACTAAATTGTGATAAACCATAAACAATACACATTGTAACTTTTTTAGTGGTATATCTATTTATTCCGTAATTTAACCACATAGTTTTTATGAGACTATCCGGTTCAAGATTTAATAATCTTAATGTTTCATCTGCAACTTCTTTATAAACATCTGCTGGTTTTTCTTGTGGTAATAAATTAGTGGCTTTTCCACCACTTTCATCAGCTAATAAACCAGAAAAGATTTGTAATCCTGAATTACTACAATCAGAATAACAAGGCAAACAAGTTACAAAATCACTTGTTTCACCATTACTTATAAAAGCTTCCCATTCAAAACAGAAAGCTAAAAATTGAAATGGCTCTGAAGCCTCATTCCAAAATTTATAATTGTTATGAGGTTCTTTAGCTGTAGATATTATATTTTCTCTATTGTCTTCTACCCAATCAATTCTTTTTTCAAATGGCTCCTTGTCTAATCCATAAGTATTAGCTCCATGAATAGCAAGTCTGGCCAAAGATTGTTCACTACCTAATTGTTTTCCATTAGCAAAGATTAATAAACCTCTAGCCAAATCATTTGCTTGTATATTAAAAAATTGTGGCACTTGATACAATCTCCATCTCCAATCATACTGACATGGAAAATATATTTTTTCATACAATAAATAATCTGTTGCAATAGAAAATATTTTTGCAAACAATAATCTTTTACTGTCTAATGTGGCATTGTAATCACAGATAGCTTTTTTCTGTCTGCTCCAATTAATTCTAGCTTCCTTATTTGTAGCAATATCAAAAGGTTTAGGTGGTACTGGTAAGTTAAATTTAGATGGTATTTTACCTATGGTTAAACCTTTATCCCATATACTTTTAGATACCTCTAAAACTTTTTTATTAACTTTATACGGTGTACTTTGTACTAAATTAATACACTCATACACTAAAGGCATCTGACTTTTTCTATTATTTATCTCTTCAAGAAATGCTCTTGAAGCGCTTTTAACTAAATTATAATGCATTGATTTTCTCCATTGGTTGTTTGTTAAGTTCTCCTAAAGTGTAACCTAATTCCTTTGGTCTTAAATCTTTAATATAATAACCGCCGGAATAACAATTCACCCAACTTTTAGGAGAGATAATCATTGGTAGTCTAAAAGGTTTTAATATTTCAGAGTGAAATTTTTTTGCTTCAATCCATTCAAAAGTTTTCTTTGTTACTTGAACGTATTTATAACTTTTATTGCCTACGCATTTATTAATTAGTTCAACAAATCCTGTATGTTTAACTATTAATTCTAATAAGAGTTTACCAAGTTTTACTTTGTCTTCTTTATCAAAACCTGCATACTCTAACTGATGCTTGTTCATAGCATACCTAAAAACTTTACGTTTATGCCGGTAGTTATTCGTAGATTTTAACCACTCTTTTGTTCTTGAATATGTTTTACTATCTTGTTCTTTAAAGTATAAAAGTCTTGCTTCATCTTCTATTGAATTAGATATTTTTAATATTGTTTTGGTCTGCGTAGAGCCAACTGTAATACTGTCTAGTATTGCTTTTAAAGTTATAAAACTAATAGCGCTCCAACGTTCGCTTTCTTGATTATCTATTTCCTTAACAGGAATACACTTGGCTAATACAATAGCTTCACTTGCATATTTATTAGCATGCCCATCAAAAGCATTGATAAAATAATTATTTATTGCATCGTTTAATGGTTCTAATCCCTCTTGCGAAAGTTGTTGTCCATATATTGTAACGCTTTCAGAGGTCTCTCTTTGGTTACCTTCTCTATTTTTTGTGGCCTTGGTTTTATTTATTGTTTTATGAAACCTAGACATACCTTGCTTAATCATATCTAGTTCAAGTATTTTTTCTGCTTCTATTGTTTCATGTAAAGTTTTTGGCACATTAAGTTTATTTTGCTCTACACCTAGTTTATCTAGTATTTTCTTATCTATTAACATGTTACACCTCCAAGTGTTCTTGTTTAGTTTGTAGATTGTGTGCAGATGTGCATGCGTCTACAACGCCAGCGTTGCTATATACATTTTTAGTATCAAGCTGTTATAACGCTTGAATTACAATGTATTTTAATACGCTAGCACAATAGTATCGCTAGTGTAGACAACAGATAAGGCTTTTAAGTCCTTTATTTTTTAAGAGCCCTATCAATCAACAACTCTAGTATGCTACTGCACACAATCTTTGCACATGTGCATATAACTGCACATCTGTGCACATTAATTTATGCAGAATTTTTACCAGAAACTAAACTTAATTCTGGTTTATCTTCTACGCCATAATTACCTAATTTATTCGCCATGCTAATAACATCACGTGGGAAGAAATGTAAGTATCTTTTTGCTACAGGACTATTAGGAGACCATCCCATCCAACCACATACTTGAATAAAAGTAGCTCCAGTTGATGCTAACCTTGATGCACACGTGTGCCTGCACACATGGAATACAAAATTTTCATTATCCTCTTGTTTTAAAATCAATCTAATATCATTCCACTTGCGATACATTTGTTTGTAGCTAGTCATAAATATTTTTGGTTGATTTAATCTTCTTAACAATATTTGTTTAACTCTTGGTGAAACTCCTACTTGAGAAATAGTATCTGTTTTGGTTCTAGTAATTGTTAAAGTCCAATCTGATTTGTGCTTTACTATATCTTGAGGAGTAAGAGATAACAGTTCTTCTGCTCTACAACCTGTATCAATTAAACAAGTTACTAAATCTTTTAAATCATTATAACCTAACTGCTTACATGCTGAATATATAGTTTGTTCGTCTTCAATACTAAAAGTAGTTAGTCTGGTAAGTCTTTCTTTTTTTCTTGGTATGTAAACAACTTTAGTTACATTACCTTGTGAGAAAGCATGCTTAAATATTTTATTAAAACAACTTGCTCGTCTATTGTTTGTTGCTGTGTCTGGAAATTGTTCTATAAATTGATACCAATTTTCTTTCGTAATATCTTTTAATAATTTATTAGAGCCAAAAAACTCTATCATTTTTTGCGCATAATATTTTTGTTTTTGACCATGCGTTGTATCTTTCCAATCATTCTCTGGGTCATTATAACAATTCCAAAAAGCTTGCTTAAGTGTAATACTTTCAACTGCTCTTCTTCTAATAGCTTGTCTTCCGTCTAGCGCTTGTTGTCTAATTGAAGAAACTCTTGCTATTGCTGTGGCTTCATCATTAACAACTTCTGTATATCGTTGTCCGTTTACAGTTATATCAACTCTAAACTTATCATTATGTGTTCTGTAACCTCTATTGTTTGGCATATTTATTTAAATAGTTTTTTATATTTTTCTCCCATTAAAGTTATTGCTACGATTTTACTTCTAGCGTCATTCTCTGTTTCACGTAATGTTATTAATCCAAGTTTAACTAACACTGCATTATTTCTACTCATTGACGATGAATTAGGTCTTTCTGTATCAAATGAATTGTATAAAAAATCTGTTGCGTTTTGCACTGTTCTATTTTCTGGAGCTAATTTACAATAAGCATAAAACAACATTACAGTACGCAGATAAAGTCCATTTTGCATATCTTTGTCTATTGCTAGTTTGTTGAAATGGTTTGCTACTTGTGTAAAATCCATAATTAATTTCGCAGTCGCCCCCCCCCCCCGAGTTGTTT